GCAGAACTGCGTAGGCCTCGGCCTGCTTCTGGAAGTAAAGATTGCACGTGAATCGAGGCTCTTGCCCGCCTTTGCCATCCGGAATCATCTGATCGCAGTACTGCGCAATGCGGTACAACGCCCAGCGATCAATCATGGTGGCGTCGATTCGGTCGCCCAGCCCGTAATAGGGGTCCAGCACAAGATCATAGAAAATGAATGCTGGGTTGTTGGTGTAGGCCTCCTTGAAGGTGCCGTCCCAAATCCCGTTACTTGTTCCGGTCCCTGCTGTGGCGTAGGTGCGAGTAGCTGCATCGTAGTTAGCTGGGACGCGGATGATGCGCCCGCGCATCAGCACGGCAATCTTGGCGATATCGCCACCAAAGGTCTGCGCGTCGTACTCAATGCACCCTACCGACGTCAGCGGATATTCCTGATCGCTATCCACCACCTCGGCGATCGCTTTGACGATCATCTGATCAACGACCAGGTCGGAGTTGGCATTCGGGGTCAGGCGCCGAACCCGAATGGTCCAGCGGCTACCGGCGGGTAGCTCCAGGCGATGGGCGCGCTCGTACTCGGTTACGTTCTTGCGATCGACAGCAGAAGCCAACACCTGGATGTAAGGGCCGTTGTCGGTCGAAATGTCCACGGCGTAATCGATACGAACACCGCTGATGTTGCCCGAAGCATCCTGGCTGCGCAGCGCCGGCCAGCTGAGGCGCAGGCGCACGGCATCGATTACCGAGTTGGTGATGGTATGCAACCACGGCGTGCCGTAGACAAGCTCAGTCTTGACGTCGATTTCGTTGCTTGACTCCGCGATCCCTTCGAGGCGAGGCTGATTCAGCTCACCGGAGCGGAACTGCCACTTCACGCTGGGGTAGTTGATGGTGCCGTCAGGGGCCTGCACCGGAGTGCCGTTCAGCTTTACCGAGCGCAGACCATCAACTGGCCCAACAATCGGACCCCAACTCCAAAGGTAGGTAATCCGCGCAGTAGAGATCGACGGCACGCTGTTCGAGGCGATGCTTGGCTGTTTCTGCTTCGCCTGACCACCCTTACTACCAACGACGGCGCGGCGTTTGCGCGGCGCAACACGGCGCGACTTCTTTGCTACTGCGCTCATGCGCCCTCCAGAATGCAAAAACCCGCCGAAGCGGGTCTGTGGTGATCGTTGGATCAGTAGGTGTCTTGGGTATAGATACCGCCAGACTCGACGGCGCCGCCGATCTCCCGCTCTCCGTACAGCAACGGGTAAGGGTTGCCCTGGGCAATCGTGGTGATCGCCCCGCCGAATCCGTAGCTGGGGTTGTTGCCGTCGTCGTTCTTGCCTTCGGCATTTGCCTTGGTGGTTGGGGATAGCATTTGCACCACACCGCCCAGCCCGACTGCGGCGCCTGCGGCGAGCAAGCCCATGCCCAGCGTGGAAGTCGTGCCGCCAGTGAAAAGGCCCGCCACGATCAACACCACGCCCAGCAGGGTTTGGAACATGCCTGCCTGCTTGCTCCCCTGCACGATCGGCTGAATACGAATGTCGCCCTCTGCACGCCCCACCAGCTCAAGCTCCTGCTCACTGACGTTTCGCTCATCGACGAACACCGCGAAGACCAGGCCGCGCTCATGAGCTGTTCGCATGAATTTCTCGAAACCTGGCTTCATCGCGCACAACGCCGCGGTGGCGTCGTGAATGCCGTACAGGTCGAGCTGGTATTCCTTACCGAACTTCTTGCCCAGCACGCCGCCGAGCTTGATGGTGCGCATGGTCATGGGCGGTAGTCCTTGTGCCGAAGAATCAGCTTCACGCGATTGGCCATCGACCAACCGTAAATTTCACGTGCTGCCAGACGGCCGGGCATGTGGTGGTAAATGAACGGGCCAGACCCGCCAAGCTTCGGCGCCGGCTCGCTGATGAGCGACGGCTCATCACCCAGGTAGATCACGGCGTGATTCGGGAAGTAGCACTCCCGGCCGGGCGTTGGGATCTGCAACACCAGCATGTCACCGCGCCGTGCTTCGTTGACCTGGTAGAAGCCGGTGGCCGCGAAGTTGTCTTCGTAGAGGCTCGGGCCGTCCTTCTGCTCCCACCAGAGATCAGCGCGTTCAAAGTTCGGTAGCTGCAACCCCGCCTCCCGCGCGTACCAGTCGCGGCACGCTGCCCAGCAGTCCAGCAGGCCATGGGAGAAGTCGCGGCCCAACAGCGGCGCCTGGAAGCCCGAAGGCTTGAACCACTCGAAGTCACCGCAGGGCCAGCCGACAATCCCCCACGGCAATTCGTGCAACTCGCAGCTGACGCGGTCGGCCATGCTCGGCGCCGGCGCCTTGTCGGGGTGGCTGTGGATGATCGCCAGCACCTCGCCCCGATCTTCCGCCCGGGCCATGTCCTTGTGATCGATTTGGAAGTGCTCGCGCGGCGTGCTGGCCAGGTTGCCGCAAGGTACATACTCGCGGCCGACGGCCGACTTGATCAGCACGCCGCAAGCTTCAGCAGGGTAGGCTCGTTCGGCGTGAGCGCGGATCTCGTCCTGCAATTTTTGATTGATGCGCATCACTACCTCGAACTTGCTATAAGGCTCGCGCCCATGGATCCACCGAACCGGCGGGTGTTGCCCCGAAGTTTGCAGCTGCTCCACCAACCACCGCAGCGGTCCAGCGCTGGGTTGTCAGTGGGCTGGTTCTTCTTGTCGAACATCGCCGTGCCGGTGTAGGCGCAAGCCTCCTGCCGGTACCCGCCACGGCAGGCCCACCGGCAAAGCTTGGTGATCTGCTGAGCCGGCAGCATCTGGCCTTCCATGTCCGTGGGGCTCGACAACGAGAACGTGACCGAGATGCTGGGCAGCGCCTCGGTCTTCTGCTCGATAAACCAGAGGTTCGTCTTCGCCTGATCACTGGCTTCTGGGTTGCCGTCGGGGAAGTTGGCGGCGTCCAGGAAGTGGCGGAACGTCTCGATCACCTTGACACGGGCCCCGGCCAGGTCGCGGAACTGGAAGCACAGGGCAGTGATCGCCCCGCGCACGCCGCCGAGTTCGTCGTCTACCTGTAGCGTCGGCGTGGCAGGGCGTCCATCCCCACGAATGTCGAAACCCTTGGCCTCGATCTGGAGCGGCGAATACAGCTGCCCCTGCCAGATGATGTCGCCTTCCTGGGCGTGCCCGTGGAACCGCCAGAGCAACCCGCCCAAGCGCGTGGCGTCCAGTTCGTAGAGCCTGATCTGGTTGCCAGGCTCAAGCTTTTGGATGTCGGTGTTGTAATTCATAGGTCCCCAGAAACAAGAAACCCCGCACTTGGCGGGGTCTGGTGAGGTTTGCGGTTACGGTGTGTAGGTCTGCTTGAAGGTGAAAGAAAGCGTCCACAGGCCAGCGCCGAGCGGCTTGGACTTGTAGCCCTTGCAGCGATATCGGCCCTGCACCCCGCCCGGCGGCGTCCAGATAAACGCCTTGTAACCTTCGTGCCGGTCGATGAAATCTCGCACCTTCAGCAACTCCTCACCGGGAGCCATGACGCCAGAGTGCGTCAGGTTCCAGTTCTCGCTTTTGGTGTTGATGCCGATGCCACCAGCCTGGGTATACCCATCACCAAAATCGTTCTCCCATGTGCGCTGGTCAATCTCTCCGTCGCCGCCCAGTTGAACGCAGTAGCTGAATGTTTCCGCCATCAGACTCGCCTCCAGAGCATGCCGCCCTGCCCCATTTCACCTTGAAGCACGCGCCGGATTTCCGAGACCAGACCCTGGCCCATCGCCTCGCCCTGCTTACGAGCATCGTCACCACTCATACCTGGCTGGGCTTGCACGCTTACTGGTGCGCTGATGTTGATGCCCCCTCCACCGCTGACACCCGAGTTTGCGCGTAGCTGGTCGAGCGTCCTGTCCAACTTTGCGCTGGTCTCAGCCGTGGTTACTCGCTCGCCCTTTTGAAGCAGCCAGGTCCCCGTCTCCGGTACCGCGTCGATGCCGTCGTGCGCCATACCAGCGAGCGCCGCAGCACCAACAGTTGCGACCATAGGAGCTGTTGCCAATGCGGCCGCTGCCGCAGCAGCAGGCGCGGCAGCCGGGCCAACGATTGGTATTGCAGCCGTCGAAGCGTACGCCGCCAAGCTGGCCTGGGAGGCTGTAGCCTGAGCGTTTGCAATCAGCATCGGCGCCGCACTTGCCTGGGTAGACTTACCCACCAAGAGCTGCACCGCCTGATACACCAACCACTGCGCCGCCATGTCAGAAAGGGCTTGCAGCGTGGACTTCGCGAAGTTGGCTACCAGATCGCCGAGCGCATCATCGGCAGATTCGGCACCACTGATCACATCTGACAGGAAATTACTGAGTCCGCCCTTTGCGCTATCGAGTATCGAAGAAGTCGCCTCGGCAGCCATGGCCGTGTAATTGGTAGCGGCGTCGACGTAGTTCTGCCAGGCATCACTGACCCCGTCCATCCAGTTCGCTTGAGCTTTATCCTGCTGGTTGTAGTGATCCTGCTGGATGACCATCCGCTCAGCAAGGGCCTCCTCGAGAAGAGCGGTTTCCTTGTCGTAGGTGTCCTTGGCGTCAGGATCGCCCAGCAGCTCGGCCTCCTTATACTGCTTGTACATCTCAGCGCGCTGCTTGGCGTAGTCCTGCTGGATCGCCAAGTCCTCCTTGAGGCGCCCCCTCAGTTTTTCCCCGGAACCCGCACCAGCCAACTCCATGTCGAAACCTTGCTTCACGATGGTGTTGCTATCCTTGAGGTTCGACGCCAGGGTCGCCAGCTTCAAGTCTTGCTCATTTTGCTTCTTGAGTTTGACCTTCGAGTCCAGCTCGGCGGCCAAGTCCTTCAACACCTTCTGCCGCTCGGCGCTGACGCCTTTCAGCTTTCCGGTTTCCAGTTCGAAGGCGAGCTTTGCGACTTCGGTCGCCTTACCCTGCTTGCCGGCGGTCTCATCGATGAGTGCACTATGTCGGCGGTAGTTTTCCTCAGCGTCAACGCCACGCTTCGCCAGGGCCTCGGCCGCTGATTTTGCTGATGCCTTGGCTGACTCATCCGCTTTCTTTGTGGCCTCAGCTGCTTTGATCGCAGCGTCTGCACGCTTTTGAGAGGCGACAAGCAAGTCACCCTCGCCCGCTTTAAGCCCTTCAACAAGGCCAGCCTTGATGCGGGCCTGAAGTTTGTCCGCCTCGGTCTTCTTATCGGCTAGCAGGATTTGCTCGTCGATCTTTTTGGCCATCTCCGTGTAGACCTGTGAGGCCTGAGATACCGAAGCTGAAACGATA